GGCGGGGTGCGGCGCATGGGCGACGATGTCGCGGCTGGCGGCGGCTTTGGCGGCGCGCGCCAGCACATCACGGCGCAGCTCGTCGAGCGACAACCCCTGCCGGATCGCGGCAGCGGCGTCGATATCGACACCCAACACGCGCGCCTGCTCGGCGATCTCCAGGGCAGCGGAGGCGATCTCCGCGGCGACGGTTGCCGCAGTCGGCGACTGCGGCAAGTCGGGTTGACTCGCAGTCTCCTCGACTGCCGCGACAGAAACGCTTGTTGATTCGGTCATGGTCATGGTCATACTCCTTTTATTGACGTGGATCGATGCTGATTCGACCAGATCGCGCAGCGTGCCCACGCGATCGGCAAGGCCTGCGCGCACAGCGGCTTCGCCGCGATAGATGGCCGCTTCGGTTTGCTGCACCGCGCGCTCGGAGAGCCCGCGCCGCGCGGCGACCCAAGCAACGAAGCGCGTGTAGAGATCGGCGACATCGGCCTCGATATCGGCACGCGCCGCCTCCGAGAGCGGCTGATGCGGATTGCCGTCGAGCTTGTGCTCACCGGCGGCAATGAAGGTGTAGGCAAAACCGTCCTGGGCATCGCGCGCCGACTGATCGAGATGCACGGCGATGACGCCGATCGACCCCACTTCTGCGGTCTGGGTCGTCCAGATCTCATCGGCGGCGCAGGCAATGGCATAAGCCGCCGAGAGCGCCGCTTCATCGGCGATGGCGTAAAGCGGCTTTTGCGTCTCATCTGCAAGCTGCCGCAGCCGCGCAGCGACATCGAAAAGCCCCCCCACCTCGCCGCCAGGCGAATCGAGGCTCAGCACCACCGCCGCGACGTTGGAATCGGCAAAGAGTCTTTCTGCGCCCGCCTCGATCTCCTCGTATCCCATGAGGCCAGAAGCTGCCCCCAGGTAGGCCGAGCGCTTCACGAGCGTGCCCATGATCGGCAACACGCCGATGCCATCGACGACAGTAGGGCGCGGATGATTGGCCGGCATCGGCGACTGCAGCACATCATCGAGACCCAGAAGCCGGCCACCGATGGCGGTAACGATCGTCTCGAGCTTGGGCCGAGCGATCATGAGGGGCGTGTCGTAGAGTCGCGCCGCCAAGTGGGGTAGATCACGCATTCTCTTCTCCTAGCACTTCCGGTGCGGCCGGCGCACCTTGCATCGCCTGACCAAAATCGAGCCCCAGCGCACGCGCACGCGCGCAATCCTGGGCGATCTCGGCGTCGAGCTCCTCGATATCCATGCCGCGCTCGGCCACCGCCTGCGCGCGGCTCTTCAAGCCCGCACGGATCTGCTCGATCTCCGCCTTGGCATCCTTCAACGGATCGACCCACTCCCACTTCGGCGTGAGCCACTCGGCCGACTGATACTCGCGGCGGCGGGCGCGCCAGTTCGGTAGGTCGAGTGCGCCAGACAACGCCGCTACCGCAATCCAACGCGCGTAGATCGGACGGCAGAACTGATAGACCAACACCGAATACTGAAAAGCCTCGATGCGGCGGCGAAACTCGAGAAGCGCCGCGCGGGTGTTCGAATAGTTGGCCTTGACCATGTCGTTGGTGAGCACGGCGTAGGGAATGCCCAGCGCAGCGGAAACCTGCAGCAGCGTGCGATACTGGAACGCCTCGTATTGGCCGCCGACATCGGCCGGGGTCGAGAAGGTGATGTCCTCACCCGGCCCCAGCACCTGGAGCTGCCCCGGTTCGAGCGGCATGATCTCGGCGCCATCCCCATCGGTGTCCTGCGCGCCATACTCCGGCGCAGGCCGGCGCACGAACCCCGCGAACATCGCTGCCACCTTCTTGCGATCGAGCTCGGCGTCGTCATACTGATCGAGCAAAAAGAGCTTGACGATCGCAGGCGCAAACCGGGATACGCCTCTGAGCTGTCCGGCATCGACCGGATCGACGACATGGATCACCTCCGAGGCGGGCACCCGAACCGTTTCACCGGTCAAACCGGGGTCGGTGACATCCCCAGGGTGGCGGCGATAGAAATGGTAGGCCACGCGGCGGCCGATTTTGTCGAACTCGATGCCGTGGCGCAGCGCGTTGCCGTTGTCCAGGGATCGGTTCGTCAGCGGCAGCATCTCCGATGGGATGAGCTGCAGCTGCAACGGCACGACCAGGCCATCTTCTGGCCAACGTGAGCGAATGCGCACGAAGACCTCGCCGGCGATGAAAAGCTCGCGCGCGACGCGGCGCTGCAAACCGTAGAAGTCGGTGAGCCATTCGCTGTCCGCCTCATCACACCACATTGCCCACAGCTTGTGGATTGCGGCCCGTATCTCAGGCTCGGCGGCGCGGCTCTTGGGTTTGATGCCGTAGCCGACCGCGTTGGCCGCGAAGGCCTCGACCGCATTGGCGGCGTAGCCGTTGTTGCGGATCAGATAGCGGGCGCGCGCGGTCATGTCGGCCCCGGCGGCCTGGATCAAGGTATTGACATGGGCGCGGCTCGCGACGAACCCGCGCAGGCGTCGGTTACCGAGCCCGGCATCGAATCCGCCGATGAGCGCGCCGAGGCGACGGCGCCAAGCCGAAAACATCACAACCCCTTCTTCGCAAAGGTGCGGATCGCGCGCACCGACCGGCGCCCTTCGAGCTCGGCAAGGCGCGCGTCGATCTCGGCCAAAGCCGCGGCGATCTCGGCATCCGAACGATAGCTCACCTGCTGCTCGCCGGCCTTCACCTGTTGCGCGCCGGAAAAGCGCACGCGCAGCAGCGCTTCGCGCTGACGGATCAATTCTTCTTTCGTCATACCCCCTCACAGATAGGTCGAACGCACGACACGGCGCTTTGGTTTCGACGCGATTTCGCCAGGCGGCGTGACGGTCACACCGGACGCGGGCAAGACGGTCGCGTCGATGCGGGTCGTCTGATCGGCTCGTTCGTTGAGCCGCAGCCCCATCGCGATCAAGGCATGCAGGGCTGCGTAGGCATACACCCGGCAGTCGAGCGCCTCGTTGCGCCGTCCTGGGTCTTTGACCCACTCGCGCTTCGGAAAGCCCTTCACGTAGCGCGTCACGCAGCGCTCGGCGGTGAGTTGCTCGAAATAGACCACGTCCCGGTCGAGCGGAAAATGCATCGTGCCCGGCCCAGGTGGGGTGACCGCAAGCCGGGCGTAGATCGTCTCCTTGGCCGAATCGACGCCGACGGTAAAGAGCGGCACCCTGCCTTTGTTCGCGCGCCCTGGACGGCGTGGCCAGATCGGGATCGCGCCGGCGCGCCCCTTGATCGCGAATATCCGGCGCCGTTGCCGATCGCGGCAGTAGTCATAGACCGCCAACGTGTGATGCCCACCGGAGTCGATGCAGGCCGCTTCGATGCTCAACCCGGAAAACACCGGGTGCCGATATTGGCGTGCCAGTAACTCGTCGAGCAGGCGCCAGACCTGTGGCGCGGACGGATCGCCCCACAGCACCCGGTAGTCCAGGCTCCAGCTCTCTTCATCGCGCCCCCAGCCGACGATCTCCAGCTCCAGCCGGTCGGCCTGCACGTCGACGCCTGCCGTGATCACCGCAACCCCTTCTGGCAAGGGATCGACGCCGTATTCCTCGCGGCGCTGGATCAAGCCAGTGGGATCGATGCCATCATCCAACCGATCTTCCCAGGTTTCGGCAAGGCGGGTGTTGACCCAGACCTTGAGCCGCGCCGGATCGTCCTTCGCGGCAAGAAAGTCGCGCACGATCTCGCCCCAGGACAACCACGGCGAATAGAGGCTGGAGAGATGAAACCCTACGGTGCGCCCATCCCCTTCGGCGGTCGCGCGCCAGCGGCCAGCGGCGAGCAGCGCCGGTTTGCGCCACTCGGAGTGCAGCGTCTCGCAGTAGGGGCAGCGCCACGCCGCCGCCTCGGGCCGCTCTTGCGGCCAGACGATGTCGCGCCACAAAAGCTGCGAAAAGCGCCCGCAGCCGTCGCACGGCACCTCGAAGATGCGCCGATCCGATTCGTGATAGGCGCGCTCGATGCGCGAGAGCCCTTTGAGCGTCGGCGTCGAGCATAGATAAATCTTGCGCCGCCGGAAGGTGACCGTGCGCTGGATCGCGAGTTCCACCGGATCGCCTTCGCTCTCGACATCGCCCGGATAGGCATCCACCTCGTCGAGAAAGAGGTAGCGCACCGGCATCGAGCGCAAGCCCACCGCCGAGTTCGCACCGGTCATCACCAACACGCCGCCGGGAAACTCCTTCATCAGGAGCGTATTGCCCGAATCCCGGCTTCTGGGGTCGCGCACCCGCTCGGCTAGTGGCGGCGTGGCCTCGATGAGCGCATCGATCCGCTGCTTCGAGACCCGCTTCATCGTCTCCAAGGACGGCTCGACCAGCAGCATCGGCCCAGGCGCATGGTGGATCACGAACCCCACCCAGTTGAGTCCCGCCTCGGTCTTGCCCACCTGGGCGCCAGCCATCAACACCACCCGCTCGGCGCGCGAGGTGGGCGAGAGCGCTTCCATCACCTCGCGCAGGTAGGGCGTGCGCGCCGTCAACCACCGCCCCGGTTCGCTCGACGAGACCGAGGCGAGCACCCGATGGCGATCCGCCCAGCTCGCCACCGAAAGCAAAGGATCGGGCGCAAGCGCTTGCTTCCAGATCGCTTGCAGCATCTAAAGCAACCACCAAAAGGAAAAATTCCATGCAAAGCCGCTTGGCTTCTTTCGATGGTTATGCCGTCATGCGATCGACACGATAGATCACCCACCACGCAAGGAGCCAAGCATGAACACCACACAAACCACCCCCATCACCGAACGCCAACTCGATCTCATCACCCGCGCGCATTGCGACGCCGGTGGCCTGATCGAGCCGCTGCTCGACCTCAAGGGCGGCGCCAAGCTCAAGATGATCGCCAGCCTCGCGCAGCGGGGGTTGATCGAGCAGCAAGGCGGCCAGTGGCGCCTGACCTCGGCAGCCATCGCCATCATCAAGGGCGAGGCGCAGCCGGAAGATGTCCTGCCGCCGACGGGGGCCACCCGCGTTGCCACGCCGCCGCTGGCCAGCGATCCGGAACTGGAAGCAGCAGTCGCCGCCGAGGCCAACTGGCAGCAGGATCAACCAGACGCCGCACCGAAGCGTGGCCGCGCCCACAGCAAGCAGGCGCTGGTGATCGAGATGTTGAAGCGCCCGGAAGGTGCCACCATCGCGCAGATCTGCGAAGCCACCGGCTGGCAGGCGCACACAGTGCGCGGCACCTTTGCCGGCGCACTCAAGAAGAAGTTGGGCCTGACCATCGTCTCCGAGAAGATCGAAGGCCCTGCCGGCACGCCGGGTGCAGGACAGCGCCTTTACCGCATTGCCGAGGAAGCCACCGCGTGAGCACGCAGCCTGACGCCCTGACCCCGGCAGCACCGCTGCAGGCCTTGCTCGATGCCTGCCGGGAGATCGCCCGGATGAAGCATCCGAGCATTGAGCACCTTCTGCGCCACCGGGGCTTTGGCTTCGAGGCCGACCGCATCGCCGATCTGGTGCTGGCGATTGAAGCCCTTGATGCCCAGCACGATGCAGATTGAGCTTGACTTCAGTGGCCCGAAGCGCGTTCATACAGGTGTCGCAACGATCAACTGAGAAGGAGAGCACACCATGAACACCCCCCGCGAATTTCAGACCCAGCACGCCGAACGCCGCGCCCGCGAGGCCCTGGCCCAGGCCCGATCCACCCTGGAACGGGTCCTGCGCGAACTGGATCGCTACACCAGCCGCTTCGAGGAGGCCAAGTCGCTGCGCGACAAGGCCGATGTGATGAACTGGACCTTGAACGAACTGGCCTGCAGCATCACGCCGAACCTGCGCCTGGACCTGATCGCCAGCGCCCAGGCGGAACTGGTGCGCGCCGACACGATGAAATAAGGAACCCCGAGCCAAGCGCAAAAAAAGATCGAACAGGCGCTTGGCTTCAGCAGCGACATCCAGCGCGACTGCTTCACAGCGCCTCCTCGGCATCCATTACATCGCTGGCGTCGGCAGCATCTGCCTGCTGGCCGACCAGATCATCGAACTTCACCCCATCGGCTTCGCGAACTGCCTGCGCACCTGTGTAGTCCTGCCACCTGCGAACGATGGTGTCCACGTACTTCGGATCGAGTTCAATCAGCCGCGCCTGGCGACCCGATTTCTCGGCGGCGATCAGCGTCGTGCCGGAGCCCCCGAACGGATCGAGCACCACATCCCCCGGACGACTGGAATTCCGAATCGCGCGCTCGACCAGTTCGACCGGCTTCATCGTCGGGTGCAGGTCGTTCTTCTGCGGCTTGTTGAAGTGCCACACGTCACCTTGGTCGCGGTCGCCGCACCAGTGGCGCGTGGCACCCTCGGGCCAGCCGTACAGGATCGGTTCGTACTGGCGCTGGTAGTCCGATCGCCCCAGCGTGAAGGTGTTCTTGGCCCAGATGATGTAAGTCGACCAGTGCCCGCCCAGCGCATCGAACACGCGGCGTAGGGTGTGGAGCTCCGAACTCGACATGGCGATGTAGATCGCCCCGGTGCAGTGGGCCATGAACAGACTCATCGCATCGCGCAGGAAGGCCTCGAACCCCGCGCCCAGGTCGTCGTTGGCAATCGGTCGGTGCTTGATCGTCGGCACATGCGCTCCAGCAGCGTAAGCAACGTTGTAGGGCGGATCGGTAAAGACCATGTCCGCCCGCTCGCCATCCGGGAACAGCTGCGCGTAGGCTTCGGCCGTGGTCGCGTCGCCGCAGACGAGGCGATGCTGGCCCATGATCCAGACGTCGCCGGGCTGCGACACCGGCGCATCCGGCGCATCCGGTACCGCATCCTCGTCGGTCTGGCCGGTGTTGTCCGGTTCGACATCGCCCAACAGTTCCGCAATCGATGCGTCGTCGAAGCCCGTCAGATCGACGTCAAACCCGTCTTCTGCGAGTGCGTCGAGCTCGATGCGCAGCATCTCGGCGTCCCAGGTCGACAACTCCGCCAGCCGGTTGTCGGCCAGCACCAGAGCGCGGCGCTGGGTCGGCGTCAGATGGTCGAGCACGACCACCGGGACTTGCGACAATCCAAGCTTTCTGGCGGCCGCCAGCCGCCCGTGACCGGCAATGATCACGCCGTCTGCGCCCACCAGGATCGGATTGACGAAGCCAAACTCCGCAATAGAGGCAGCGATCTTCGCCACCTGCTCGTCGGAATGCTGACGGGCATTGCGGGCGTATGGCACGAGCCGATCGATGGGCCAG